TCGTCAAGTCTCGCTGCGCGGAGCGTATTCACTGTGCGCGCACCGTGACATCGACGTGCGCTGCATTGAGGTGGTCGGCGACCGTCTGCAATGCCCGCTGCCAATGCCGCCATGCCGTCGTGCGGTCGCAGGCGAAGCGGATCGTGATGTCCCGCCACCCGTAGCGCTTGGCCCGCATCCAGACCAAGTGCCTGTGTTCCTCCTCCAGCCATTGGACCCAGCGCATGACTTCCAGCATCCGTTCGATGGCAGCAGGGTCGGGAGGAAAGCGGTAGACCGTCGGTTCCGCGCCGAGGTTTTCCCAGGACATGCGTTTGATCGCAGGCCAGCAGTTGAAGTAGCCCTGCACCCGCACGGGTGGCAAACGGCGTGCAGTGCTGGCCGCCTCTTCGAAGCGAGCGGCTACGTCCTCGATTGTCCACGCGTTGCGACGGTCAGCCATGGTGTCGTCCTCCCGCACCGTAGAGGCGCTCGCCGATCTGGCGCACCAGTTCGCGCTCCATCCAGTCGAGGCGTTCGTCGTCAGCGGAGACGACCAAGATGCGCTGGTCATGCCAGCCACGTTCCTTGATCGCATTCAGATCCGTGGCTTGAGGTTGCAGACGACCGAGGGGGCAGCGGTATTGGGGTGTCGGAACCTTCACGTCACACCTCCTGCGTCTCGACCGCCCAGTGCAATAGCGCCAGGGCATCGGCTTCGTTGTCGTCGGTCGGGGCATAGCCGCGCGATTGAACGGACGCGATCATTTCGTCCTTGCCCGCGTTTCCCTTGCCGGTCGCGTGCTTCTTGATCGTGCCGACCGGAACGCCTTGGTATGGGATGTTGTGATGCTCACACCACGCAGTCAGGTGCCCCATGAAACCGCCGTAGGCGTGTGCCGCATCAACGCCCGCGTGCCGTCGAACTTCCTCGAAGAACACAGCGTTGATGTGGTTGCTGGCCGAGAGCAGTTCATTGAGCCAGCGCTTGAAGCGAAGGAAGCGCATTCCGCCACCCTCGAATCGTTGCGGTTTGAAGTGCTCGGTGCCACTGGTGATGGTGCCGTCCAGGTGCTGCAGAGCCCACCCGGTGTGTGTGCCCAGATCAAGGGCCAGGATCGTTGTGTTCATCGTCGTGCTCCAGTTCGGGGGCGAGTGACGGATGCGACGGGTTCTTGGGATAACAGCCTTTACGTGCGCGCACGCGTAGCGCGTCAATCAGGAAACCCGTCAAATCCGTCACTCGCCCGGATTGCTCAGTCATCTCGGTAGGGGAAGCCATGGCCACTTTGTGGGTGATAGGGCTTGGGTCTGAGGGCGATGCCTGTGATGCCGCGAGCGCCCCCGGTCAGCCGACATTTCTCGAACTTGCGGGTCGCCATCAGTTCGGAGAAACGCTTGACCGAGCCCACGTACTCGCCTGCGCGTTCGGCCCATTCGCGCCAGTCGGCGAACAGTTCCGAGACGCCTTCGCGGTGGGACTTGGCCAGCAAGCAGCGCTCTTCGATCCACTGCCCGAGCGCGTCCTCGGCCTCGAAATACTCCTCGGTTGCCGACACCACGCTGGCGGGCGGCTTTAGGCCATGACGTTGCCAAAGGCTGCAGCCCTCGACTGCCCACGCCAGAATGCCGTCCCGTTCCTTGAGCAGCTTCTCGGTCAGCCTGCCGTCACGCCGTTCGGGCGGGATCGTCACCGTGAAAGGGATCAGGTGCAGTCGCCGCTTCATCGCTTCGTCCACGTTGCGGATCGAGGGCTTATGGTTGCCCGCGATCACCAACTTGAACTGCGGCACGTACTCGAAGAAGTCCTGGCGCATGAAGCGCGCAGACACCTTGTCGCCACCAGTGATGGCCTTGACCTTGGATTCGTTCCAGCGCCGACCCTGCTCGGTTTCGATGGATGACACGAAGCGTGCGCCACGCAACCCGGCGAGATCGGTCGGGTGCCGGTCGGTGCGCGCCTCCATGAACGTGTCCATCGGTGCGTTGGCCGCGTAGTCGCCCAAGATGGTGGTCAGCACGTTGACGAACACCGACTTGCCGTTCGCGCCAGTGCCGTACAGAAAGAACAGCGCGTGCTCGCTGGTCACGCCCGTCAGGCAGTAGCCGACCATCAGTTGCAGGTAGGCCATCAGCTCGGCGTCACCGCCAGTGACGTCGGCCAGGAATGTGCGCCACGTCGGGCTGTCGCCCTGCGGCGTGGCGGTGGCCACCTTGGTCATCCGGTCGTTGCGCCGGTGTGGGCGCATCCGGCCCGTGCGCAGGTCGACCACGCCGCCCGGGGTGTTGAGTGCCCAGACATCGGCATCCCACTCCTCGGCGGTGGATGCGTGCTTCGGATCGGAGCGCGCGATCTTCTCGACCGAGGAGATCGTGGCCGAGCTGGCCAACTTGCCCTTGAGCCGAGGGCTGTCCACCTGGAGCGAGGCCATCCGGCAGATGCCGCGCGCGAGGTGAGACACGTAAAGCACCTGATCGGGATTCCAGCGCACGCCCGTCCAGACCAGCCACTTGCCCCACAACGCGCAGTAGCGCCAGTCCTCACCGTAGCGGCGCGTGAAGGTCGAGGACAGACCGTCTTCCGTCGTCCAGTCGACACCAGTCAGAAGATCTGGCGGCGGCGTTTCCTCGACCGAGCGCATCACCGGCATCCTTTCGCCGACGGCGAGGAAGCCACCGACGTCGAAGCCCTCGGGGATGGCATCGGCTGCGTCCCAACCATCCGGCTTGTCTTCGGGCGGCACCAGGATGGCGACCGTGGTCGCGCCCGCGTTCAGGATCGCCTGCGATGCGCGGTCGGCGTAATCCCAGCCCGGTGCATCCCGGTCAGGCCAGATCAGCACCGACTTGCCCGCCAGAGGCGACCAGTCGGTCTTGTCGACCGGGGCGTTCGCGCCATGCATCGCCGTGGTTGCCGCCACGCCAATGGCGATCAAGGCCTGCGCGCATTTTTCGCCCTCGACCAACACGACGTGGCCAGCAGCAGCCAAACCCGGCTGGTTGTACAGCGGGCGGGGGTCTGGCGGGGCCATCTTGCGCCGCTTGGCATCCCACGGCCGGAATTCCTTCTTGCGGCCCGGAGGGTCATAGCGGTAGACGACGGCGATCAACTTGCCCGTGGCATCGAAGTAGTCCCACTTGGCAGTGGCCGGGCCGAGATCGTCGACCGGGGCTTCCATCTTGGCTTTGCGCACCGGCACCGACCGCGAACGACCGAGCAGATCGGCAGCCTCGTCGAGCACCCGGGGAAAGTCGGTGTGGATGTTGGCCCCGAGACAGGCCGCGATCAGCGCGAAGATATCGCCGCCGTCGCCCGTGGCGCGATCCGTCCACAGGCCCGCTTTCTCGCCTTCGAGCACGACCTCGAGGCTGTCACCCGGGCTACCGAGAATGTCGCCAATGAGGAACTTGCCCCGGCGCTTCTTGCCTGCCGGAAACATCGTGGTCAGCACCGAGTCCAATCGTGCGATCAGTTCGGCGCGGATCTCGTCGCGCTGAGATTCCCGGTCGTGCTCCGCAGTTTGAGTGGTGTCGTTGAAGTCGATCATTCGGCCCCCTCGACAGGTGCGTCCGCATCCTGAGCATCACGGCCTTTTACGGCAGTGCTGCGCGTGGCCCACGCTGAGAGTTCAGACAAGCGGTAGCGCACCAGACCGCCCATCAAGTAGTGCGGAATCCGGTACTTGCTGCGCATGGCGTGGTCGGCGAACCAGTAGTACGGCAGGCGCAGTGCGGCGGCGGCTTGCTTGGCATCGATCATCGGTTCGATGGCATTCGCCAGAGTGTTGGTATCGGTCATGCTGGTGTCCTCCAGCAGCGGTCTTGCCACGCGCACATCCGGCATTCGAAATGGGTCGGGTCATTGAAGGCGCGCGGCAGGAGTTCTCCTGCCTCGGTCGCCGTGATGACCTTCACCGCCCGATCCGACATGCGCTGGGCCAGCGCCGCGTCAAAGGGCACGAGCTCGGTGTAGATCTCCATCGTGTCGGCGTTGAGCGCCGTGAAGATCGCCGGGTGCTCGTGCAGTTCGAGATAGGCTTGGTAGATCGCCACTTG